CGGCCTCAGTGCAGCCAGCGACCCGTCCCGCGGTTTCGCACGCGGCTGGTCGGGCGACAGCATCACCGACCGCATCACCCGCCTGCTCAACCTGGCCCACTTCCATCCCGGCTCCGGCGTCTCCTTCGCGTCGACCGGCACGCAGGGCACCACCGGCGCGATCTCCCTGAACGGCCGCTCCGCCCTGGACGCCATCCAAAGCGCGGCGGACACCGAGAACGGGCAGTTCGCCGTCAACGGCTTCGGGACGCCGCGACTGTTCGGGCACCTGTGGCGGTGGATCCAGAACACACCCGTCGCCGTCTTCGGCGAGAACGCGGCGGGCGGCGAGATCCCGGTCCGGGACGACATCAAATTCGAGCAGGACCCGGCCCACCTCTACAACGACGTCCAGATCACCGTCGAGGGAGCTGCCGACGCCACCGACCAGACCCGGCTACAGGAGTCGTCCGACAGCACCTCGCAGACCGCCTACTTCCCGCAGACCCTGACCCGCACCATCAACCCGGTGGCCGCGCAGACCGGCAAGGACATGGCCGACTACCTGCTCAGCCTCTACAAGGACCCGCACACCCGCCTGCAGGGACTCACCGTCGACCTCGCCCACAGCGTGGCCCTGCAGCGCGCCACGCTGGGCCTGCGCTTCGCCGACCTGGTACGCGTCGTGAAACGGCCCGCCCTCGCCCCGGCCAAAACGATGGACGGCTTCATCGAGCAGATCGAATGGTCGGGCGACGACACCGGCGCCGTCCTGCAACTGCGCCTGCAGATCTCCCCCGCCTCCCAGTACCGGTACTGGATCATCTCCGCCGCCTGGGCCGCGCTGACGACGTCGCCGTCCGCCGGCGTCAGCACCATCACCGTCGGACCGATCTCCGGCAACAACGCGATTGCCGCGCAGGCGGTCATCCCCGCCGGATTCACCATGACCCTCGGCTACGGCACCGCCAACACGGAGACCGTCACCGTGCAGTCCGTGCAGACCGTCAGCCCCGGCTACAGCACCGTGCAGCTCACCCTCACCGCGCCCACCACCAAGAGCCACACCGCGGGCGACGTGATCTGTTCGCCGCTGCCCGGCGTGACCCTGCCGCCCGGCGGCACCTATCCCACCTGCTTCGACACCCCGGCGATGTTCGGCGGGACCAGCCCCTTGTTCGGATTCTGACCGGAGGCCCCGTGACCACTCGACCCACCCTCACCCAGGCCACACCGGGATTCCCGGCCTCCGACGCCTGGTGGAAAGCGCAGGTCTACGACCCGCTCACCTACCTGTACGGGCAACTGCCCATCGAGGTCTACAAGCAGAACGACTTTCTGATGACCTCGGTGACCACGGTCGCCTCCGACCCCGAGCTGCAGTGCACGCTCGCCGCGAACTCGGTGTACCGCGTCGAGTTCTTCCTCCACTACGCCGCCATCGACGCCGCGCGGATCAAAACCCAGTGGCTGGTGCCTTCCGGCGCGACCGGGTTCCGGTCGGCCCTGGGCCCCGACCAGGGCGTCATCCTCTCCAGCACCTCCTCCGGCGGCACCGGCCGCTGGGGTGTCCACGGCTTCACCACCGCCTGCACCTACGGCACCCGCGACTCGAACGCAAACCAGTGCGTGGCCATCGAGGAAGGCGTGGTGACCACCACGACCGGCGGCACCCTCGCCATCCAGGCCGCACAGGTCACGTCCTCGGCCACCTCCAGCAAGATCTCCAGCGGCTCGTACATGCGCGTCAAGCTGCTCTCGTAGGAGTTCCGTTCATGACCTTTCGTCTCGGCAAGCTGCCCGCGCAGCCCGCCCGCCCACACCTGACGCTCTCCCCCGTCCTGCGCGAGCGACGCCCCGCCCCGCCTGCCTCCTCCGACTGGCAGGCCGACACCATCCAGTGGCCGATGTACGGAAACGCGGCGATCGGCGACTGCACGTGCGCCGGCGTCGGCCACCTCGTCAACCAGCTCACCTTCTACGGCTCCGGCATCGAGGTGCAGCCGACGGAGACGTCCGTGATCGGCATGTACTCGGCGATCACCGGCTACACCCCCTCGAACCCGGACTCGGACACCGGCGCCTACTGCCAGGACGTCCTCGCGTACTGGCGTAAGACCGGACTCGAAGGCCACAAGATCGTGGCCTATGCGGCGCTCGACGTGTCCAACCTGACCGAGGTCAAGCAGGCCATCAGCCTGTTCGGCAGCGTGTACGTCGGCCTGAACTTCCCCGACTCCGCGATGGACCAGTTCAACGCGGGCCGGCCCTGGGACGTCGTCAAGGGCGCCCGGGTCGAGGGCGGGCACTGCGTCATGGTCGGCGCCTACGGCAACGGCAAGCTGGGCCTGGTCACCTGGGGCGCCGAGACCGAGATGACCGAGGCGTTCTGGAAGCGCTACGTCGACGAGGCGTGGGTCGTCCTCGACGCCGACGGGCTCCGAGGCGCCGGCGTCTACTTCACCGGGGCCCCGTCCTGGTACGCGCTCGGCGAGCAGTACGCCGCGCTGACCGGCGAGAAGAACCCCATCCCCAAGCCCGGCCCGGTGCCGTCCCCTCCTTCGCCGCCCGCTCCTTCTCCGGCTCCTGGCCTTGATCCGCGCCTGGTTGCGGCGTGGCAGTCGATGAACGAGTGGGCGCGCGACAACCACGTCACCGCGAAGGGAGCCTGACCATGGCACTGATGCCCGGGGCCGCCTACATAGGCCCGACCGTGAACAAGCGCACCGACGGCATGGTCGAGGTCCGCGGCCTCGTCCTCCACATCCAGCAGGGCACCGAGGCCGGGTCGGAGGCCTGGTTCAAGAACCCGGCGTCCCAGGCGTCCAGTCACTTCCTCAGCCCGAAGACCAGCGGCCTGCGGCAGCTCGTCGACACCAAGGATCGCGCCTGGGCCGAGGCCGATGGGAACGCGCACTGGGTTTCCCTGGAGAACGAGGGCTACGCGGGCGACGCCCTGACCGCCAGCCAGGTGGAGAACGCCGCGCAGCTGCTCGCGTGGCTGCACACCGAGTACGCGGTGCCGCTGGAGTCGACCGACGACCCGAACGGCCACGGTCTCGGCTGGCACGGCATGGGCGGCGCCGCCTGGGGCGGGCACACCGGCTGCCCTGGCGACCCGGTCAAGGCGCAGCGTCCCGCGATCATCGCGCGGGCCCGGCAGATCCTCGGCCTTACCGTGCATCCGGCCGTGTCCCTCGCGCACGTGGTATCCGCGGCCCGGCATGACCCGGCGGCCGCGCAGGGCCACGCCACGCACAAGGCCGAGGTCCTGCTCGTCGAGCGCGCGCTGCACGCCGAGGGGCTCCTCGCCGCCCAGTACGTGGACGGCAGTTTCGGCACCAAGACCGTCGCGGCGTATGCCCGCTGGCAGCGCGGAGCCGCCGGCGGCAGCTACGTCGGCACCGCAGCCGACGGCATCCCCGGCGCCAACTCGCTGAAGCGGCTCGCCGCCCGGCATGGCTTCACCGTCACCGACTGACCTCCCGAGAGGACCCACCCCATGAGCAACGGCATTCCCGGCCTTCTGATCTCCGCGAAGACCTACGCCATCGACCTCGCCGAACGCGTCATCTGGACGTTCCTCGGCGCGGCCGTCGCCGTCGCCCTCGCGGGCGGCCCGGCCGACATGCTGCACGTCTCCTTCTGGCAGGGAGCGGCAACGGCCGGCATCGCTGCGGCTGTCTCCCTGGTGAAGGGTCTGTTCGTTCGCGGCCTCGGCCAGCGCAACAGCGCCAGCTCGGCGCCCAGCGTCTGATGGGCGCCCCGGTCCCGGACCCGGGCGTCTACATCAGTCCGGCGCAGATGTACCAGGAGCTGAGATCCCTGTCCGATGGCCTGACCCGGGTAGAGACGAAGCTCGACAGCATCGGGCAGGGCCTTCACGACCTCGACAAGGATGTCTCCGACCACGAGACCCGCATCCGCACGCTGGAAAAGGGGCGATGGCCACTGCCCACACTCGGCATCCTGACTGGCCTCGCCGGCGCCGCCACCGGCGCAGCTGCCCTCTTCCACAGATGACCACGGCCCCGCTCTCCTCCGGGAGGGCGGGGCCGCTTTCGTGCGTCCAGGGGTACGGACTAGCTCGCACCCTTACGGCTTCGGCAGCTCGGTCACGAACGTGCCGATGCCCGGCTGCATCTGCGCAAGGCCCGCTTCTCGCAGCTCGGTCAGCACCCGGCGCGCCGTCATCTGCGCGATCCCGAACTCGCCGTGGAGTGCCAGCACGCCCGGCAGTTGCTCGCCCGGCGCATACGTGCCGTCTGCGATCCGCGCCTCGATGATCTCGTACACCTGCTGCCATCGCGGGATGTCCGGCTTCCAGTCCATGATCTCGACGCTAGGCAGGACAGGCCTACCCGGCGAGACGAGATTGCCTGACACGCCTAGCTACCCTAGCTACCTAGTACTACGCTGCGGAGACACGTAGAACCCCGGCAGCCGCTGATACGGCCCCGGGGACGGCCGACTGGTTGGAGTCGACATGGGAAAGCCTACGCACGCTTCGGCATCGCGCACAGAGCAGGCGCCCGTCCAGTGGTGTCACTGGCACAAGGGCCCATCCGAGACCGCCGTCCTGGTGGACGCGATCGAACGGAACTCCGCCCCGCCCATGCCGCTGTACGCGTGCGCACCGTGCCGTGAGCAGCGCGGCCTCGTCCCGCTGGCCGACCTGTCGTGAGCGCCGTCGAGACGACCCCCGAGTGCAGCCTCAGCGAGCACGCCATGTGCGACGGCCCGGCCGTCATCCGGCGCCGCGGTGCACCCGCGTGGGAGGCGCCACTGATGACGATCAAATGCGGGTGCCGCTGCCACGGAGGCCGCGCCACCCCACCCTCCGCTAGCAAGGGACGACGATGATCTGCGCGCGCTGTGAGATGCCGATTCTGCCGGGCGAGCGGCATGAGACGTGGGAGATCGAGCAGGCGTCAGGGCCGGGTGGGAGAGTTTCCCTTCATGCGGACCTGTGTGCACGGACGGTGCGGCAGTCGACGCAGGATGACCGTCCCTGGCAGCGGCGATAGGTTCCCGGTCCCGGCGCGGCGGTGCCGGGCACGGGTGGGCCCCGGCCGGACGCCGATCCGGCCGGGGCCGTTTTGTGTCTTGATCGTCTGCACTTCGTCCGAGCATTGGCCGAGCCCGCGATCACCAGCGGCCCGAAAAACGAGTGAGCCCCCAGCTCAGATCGCTCTGAGCTGGGGGCTCTTCGGTAGACCCTGTGGGACTCGAACCCACAACCAATGGATTAAAAGTCTGCGTGGCCATCAAGTCGCCCTGTCTCGCCCCGTGATGCTCTGTGCCGGGCTGCGCCGTGGAGTGCTGGTCAACTGGCTATCGGGGTCGCTCTGAGGTCTACTCTCATGCCGTCTCGTGCCGCCCCATGTCGGGCAATTCCGGGACGTTCGGCCGAGCAATGGCCGAGCAGAAAGGCCCCGCCACCTGGGGTGACGAGGCCTTGTCCGTTCCACTCAACTCTACGCCGGACCCTGCCCGTTGTCAGTGCCCGCGTCTACCGTGGATCCATCACCATCCGCGTCTGCTGGCTGCGACGCTCCAGGCCCCGCCACCGGGACAGCGACCGGGGACGGGGCCTCGTCGCGCGGCCGCCTCGCCCGCGGCACGGCGGCAGCAGCCGCCTCGGCGAGCTCGTCCTCGTACTCCTCGAACAACTCCATGTACGTGTCGGCTGTCAGGACGATGGTGGAGTGCCGGAGCTTCTTGCTCGCGTCGTGGATGTCGCCTCCACCTGCCTTCACCAGGGCGGCCGCGCCGTGGCGCAGATCGCGGAGGTTGATGGGCGGCAGGCCGGCCGCGTCCGAGATCCGGCGGAACGCCTTGGACACGACGTCCGGGTGCAGCCAGCTCCCGTCCTCCGCGGTGAACATCTTCCCGGTGTCCGTCCAGTCCGCAACGTCCTCGCCTGCCTCACGCTGCTCGGCCGCCCTGGCGGTCCACTCCTCGCGCTCCCGCTGCTGCCGCTCGCGGTGCTGGAGCAGGACGCGCACGGTGCCCGCGTCGAGCTTCACCACGCCGGCCGATCCGTCCGTCTTGGGCGCCGTCTCGATCGGCGTCCACCCGTCGACCACGATCTCGGCCGCCACCGTGATCGTCTTCCGTGCCGGGGAGAAGTCTGACCAGCCCTGCCCGACACCCTCGCCGCGGCGCAGTCCGTGATGGGAGATCAGGTGGAAGAACGCGTACAGCCGGTCCGATTCGGCCGCGTCGAGGAACGCGCCCAGCTGCGCTGGCGTCCACACCATGACCGGGCCCGGCTTCACGCCGGTCTCCTGCCAGCGCGTCACCCGCTCGTCAGTCCACAGCATGCCCTTGGGGCGAGAGGCGGCAGCCAGCTCGACGTGGGCGGCCGCGTTGAAGGTGATGAGCTGCTTCTTCATCGCCTTGTTCAGGGCCATGCGGAGAGTGCGGCGGATGGCCTGCTTGGTGGCCGGGCCGGTGATGCGGCGGAAGGGCGGCATCTCGGCGAGCTTGGCCCGTTCCTTCGCAAGCTGGGCACGCTCGGCCGCCTTGGGCGCTCCGGGCCTGCCTCGCGTGCAGCGTTCGGTCTGCTCGCGGCGGGCGGCGTTCTCGGCGCGGATCACATCATTGCGGTCCTCGATGGCCGCGAACATGTCCTCAAGGTGGCCGACGCCCAGCCGGTCCAGGCGCAGGTGCCCGATGGCTGGCTTGAGGTGGACGCGGATATGGCTGTCGTAGCCATGGTTCGTGGTGACCCGAGTCGCCTTGGCGGCCATGACCTGGTCAAGCCAGTCACCCACGGTCGTGCGCCCATCGAGGGGGACGCCGACGCCGAGCTTGCGGGACACCTCGGTCGGGTCGGGGATGTCGCCGCGGGTCTTCATGAGTCCGGCGAGCAGGTCGCCGACCCGGCGCTGTCCGTCCTCGTCGTCGCCGGGCAGGTCGAGGATGGCGCGGATGCGGTCGAGGTCGGTCTGCGCGTCGGCGACTTTGAGGTAGCCAGTGCGACGGAAACGCCGACGCTTGCCCTCACTGTCGGGCGGGAGTTCCTGATGCAGTTCGTGGTTGCCGTGGCTGCGCTTGGACAGTTGCGGGCACTTCACGCCGAGCCGCTTACCCGCTGTGTCACGGCACTCGCAGCGTTTCGTGATGCCGCCAGCGCGGCGAGAAACCGGCATTGCTTCACTCCACTCAGAACGGGGGTTCGTCCGGCCAGTCTTGCTTACCAGGGCTCGATTTATGCGAGGCGTCCTCATGGCCCTCGACCCCCAGCCGATGCAAGACCTCTTTCTTCATGTCTTGCATGATTCCGTCAACGGTCTTTCTGATCTCGTCTGGCGTGATAGTGAAGGTGATTTCCTTCTCGCCCTGCTGCACGACGAGTTGTTTCTCACCGTGCTGCTCAGCGAGGTAGTCGTCGTACTCGTCCTCTCGATCC